CCTCTAAGTTTAGACATTCTAGCTTCTACCCATTCAGATGATTGTTTTCTACCTTTAAGAGCAGTAGTTTTACCTTTTCTTGTCAATGATCTTTTTTCTAAAGCTTCTTTTGTCATGTGTGCTAAATCTTCACCACCTTTTGTAAGATTGTATCCATTTTTTCTTATATCTGTTCTATGGTAACTTATCCAAAAAATTTCTCTTTCTTTTAAAAATAATTCATCACATTTTTCAACAGGAAAAATAATCATTTTTTGTTTTTTATTAAATGCATTTTGCAAATAAGAATTAGAATGTCTATTTGCTTTTAAATCATTAACATGATCTCTTACTCTTATTTTATAATGTTTACTTAGTCCAATATACATTTTTCCTGTATCATAATTTAAAATACAATATATACAAGATTTATCATATGCATTTTCTAAAACTTCCATTATCTTAATGAGTTTTGACTATCATCAGCACCATCTGCTGGCATCTGTGTAATAGTAGTTAATTCTTTTAATACAAACTGTTCAGCCTCTGAAAATAAATAATCAGGAATAGCTAATGGTTGATCCTGTTTTATTTGACAATCATCAGTATCACATGTATCTACTTTATTTTCAAATATGGCTTCTATTCTTATTGCATCCCAATCTATATTAGGACAATATATATAACCATTAAGATACCAGAAATATGGTCTCTTATTATATTTAAATGTACTTGACTTAGTTATAGAAACCCAAGTACCAGGATCTGTCCTAAACATTTCTATGGATCCATCAATAGAAGATGCAGTACGGATAATAGGGCCAAACATACCATCTAGTATACTTGGCATTTTATCTTTAGATCTTTTAAAATAACATTCTGAATAAACACCAATACATCCAGCCTCTACTTTGTCAACATCTATAAGTTCCACATATGGTAAAACTTGAAATATCTGACTCATCTTCATTAACCTGAACTGATTGTCTTCTCTTTTAATTAATGTCTTTGCATATTTACTAAGAGCAAAATAGATTGTTCTATCAGTTAAGAAAGCATCTTCCTTAACAGCCTTAAGAGCATTTCTTACTCTTGATATGGCTTCCCCTATTGTTGTCATATGTCAAATTCATTATATGTTTTCAATTCCTTTTTTTGTTTCTTGACAACCATATCTATGTATGTTGCCTTTTGGTATATTAGTCTAAGTTTTGCAGTAGGATCTACTACTACATACATATTCCAATTTTCAGGATAAGCTTTAGCAACTTTTCTTTTAAAGTCTCTACAAGCAACAAAACTCCAAAACTCTCTATTTCTCATTTTGTGTTTTAGTGCATGACTGGTAAAAAAGATTTTGGCTAGCTTTCCATCTGTATCCCAATTTCTATTTGTTACTGTCATCCCATACTTATGAGACTTTACAAAGTCAATATTTTTCTTTTTACTTTCTTGACATGTTCCAATAAACAACCAACCTATTTGTTCAGGAAGTTGAACACCATCTCTCTTATCAATCACTGTTTGATAAATTGCATTATTAAACTTCTTAACTATGGTTTTTAATACAACATTATCAATATCCTTATACTTTGAATATTTTTTCTTAAACTTTTCAAAGAACTCTTTATTTAGAACATTGTGTACATCTGGTCTAAATCTTGGAGCTTTTACATCTGGCTTGTTAAATTCCTTCATGCTATTACTATTAATATACTAAAAATAAATGAGACTAACAAATGTAACTAAAAAACAAAACCCCCACAAGTGTGAGGGTGTTGCCTTGTTGTCACAGAAACCAACAACCTGTAACTTCTTTAAGGATTGCACAATTGAGCTACTATAACTTGTAAAGCTGTAGCTAAGTTTGTGTTTGTTGCTATTAATACTGCTTCACCACACATGATGTTTGGACCAGTGTAAATTACACACTGAGCATCTATTACCTCAGAACATGGTTCTGGAGTAGGACATCCTATTGGTGTCGGACATGGTGCAGGACTTGGCATGAAGGTATCTTCACATCCGCATTTTTTACATGTATTTGTTGTTGTAGTTGCCATTACTTAATTTTTAAGGACAAGAATAATTTTTAATGTCTGTTGTACATGGATCTAAATATGCAATAAGTCCATCAAGTTCTACCCAACCAAATCCACCAAGATTAGTTTCATCATTAGCATCACAGCTAAATGGATATGTTAATGTAGCTGCATAATCTAATTCAACAGGTTGTACACCAGAAGCAGGTGAACTGTTCATTACACTTGTTGCACTTTGATATTGTGGGACATATTCTCCAGATCTTACATGTGATACAAGATTATTTGCAAGAGAAGTGCTGTATGGATTACCCACAGTTGCACCTGCAGATGCTTCATAATCTTTTACCAATTGAAACATTAATGTTTTATTTGATAAAATATAAGGTTTCAAAAGTGTGGTTAACATTCCACTGTATATTGGTGCAGGGCTTATCTGTATATATCTAAATGCTAATGTGTAATTTAAAGCATAACTATTATCAAAGTTAGTTCCAGTATCAACTATAGAAGTTGGTATAACTGAGTTACCTTGATTAAATGTAATAGATCCACCCGGGTTTAATACTACAGATCCAGGACCTGATTGTGATGGAGCAACTGTTGTATTTAGAAAATAAGTATCTGTCAAAGGAGAAGATCCATTATAATCCCATATTAATGGTTGATTACCATTTAAAGGATCCTCTAATGGAATCATAACAGTTCCTCTAAAGTGAACAGCATTTCCTATTCTTCTACACTGTGGTACTTTTTTATTTGCAATATTAAATGTTCCATACCATGCAAATCCATCTAGATCTACCCAACCAGTATCTTGTATATTTGCAGATAATACTCCAGCTGTCAAATCTAAGTTTACACTATTAGTATTAGTTGTACTCACAAGTCCAGTAGAAACTGCAGCATATACATCACATATTACAATCCATGCATTAGTAATACTTTCTGCAAGAGTTGCTGGAACAGGTGTCCAATTTGGATCTGTTGTTACATCAGTACCGAAAGAACATGCTGGAACCAATGAGTTTCCAATATCTGCTGGTGTTCCTAATACACCTAACAAAGAACAGTAACCGCTAGCAACACTGTTAATTAATTGATCTAATACAGTATCTATTGCATATGAGTTTCCTGAAATCAAAGTACCAATATTACATCCTACTATAATTGTTGGTGTTGGTGTTACCGGTGGTGGTGTATTTTCTAATGTTGTTACTCTAACAAGTAAATCTGTAATTTGAATTTGTAAGTTTATGATCTCATTTATAATAGAAGTAATCTTCTGACCAATCATATTTACATAGTCTACTAACTGCATTGTAGTTTGAGTACCTATAACAAAAGGTTCTGCAACTGTAACTACACAGTCAGGACATGTTGAAGTAGATCTTGTTGATCTTGCTGTACCGGCTAATTCTGTTTCATTAATATTTTCAAGAGCACAGATTCTATCAATGATTAATTGAATTAGTTTTTGAAAATCATCTGGAGGACATGCTATTAAATTAAAACATGATAAATCATAGTTTGTAATTTTAAGTGTATCCATTATAGCACATAGTTCAACAGCTAGTTTATATACTACATCAGATACAGTGTCTCCTGTACATAATTTAATACATGGAATATCTGGACCTTGCCATATCACACAATTACTTGATATTGGGCTACATGGTCTATTATCTAAGTTTAATGGCTTCATATTATAATATACTAATTATTATTGAGAATTACAAGTCTTAAGTGTAGTATTACATCCACACCCGCATGAACTTGGTGGACAACCGCAAGACTGAATAGATTTACATATATAATCAGGGTCAACTAAAGCAGCCAAATCTATTAGCTCTTTTTTAATTAACCACTTTTCATCATCTTCAGGACAACAGTTACTTATTCCATATCTAAGTCTCATGACTTCTTTATACAGTATCTCTGATGCTCTACAAGTAATCTTTTCCCACTTATCTATATCACATGTTGGAACAGAGTATCCTGGTTTAATTTTTCTTTTAGGAACAACTATAGGACAAGTATAAACACCAGCTGTATTAGTTGATTCACATTCTCCAAATATCTCTAATGTATCTGTGTCAGGATAATCTATTGTCCAAACCTTAAGACATATCTTTCCACTTGTTTCTCCTGCTCCTAATG